TGGGCCACAAAGAGTCGATGGTTCTGGTTGAGCAGATGGGCGTTCGTTCGCAGACCCAGTACAAGCAGGAATATCTGGGCACGCTCTTCACATCCGACATGCTGTATGGCGTCAAAGCCATGCGTACTGCCGCGACTGTGGGTGCTGCAACTTCGTCGTCCGCATTCGCTCTGGCTGTTCCAGCCTAATTGAGCTCCCCGGCCTAGCGCCGGGGGTTAACTTTCATTAGGAGAACATCATGGCAAATGCAACTTCCGTCGTGGTTCGCGCTGGTAATGACCAGTTTCGCGGGCTGTATACCAACACTTGGCTGGTTCGTGCCACTCTGAACGCTGACAGCTTGTCTGACGGCGCAGGTGACACCGACACCGTGGCTGTCCCCGGCGTAGCACTCGGTGACATGGTGCTGTCGGCCTCGCTGGCCGTTGATGTGGCTGGTCTGATCGTGACCGGTTATGTCAGCGCAGCCGATACCGTCAGTATCCGGTTCCAAAATGAAACCGGCGGCACGGTGGACTTGGCATCGTCCACATTGCGTCTGGTTGTAGCACGTTCACTGGCGTAAAAATTGGGGGCTTGCGCCCCCAATTTGCCGTTCGGAGGTTTTTGTGGCGACTTTCAAATGCTTGACCAGTGGCCAAACGGTCACGTTTACCCTTCAGCATGACATTGACAGCATGAAAGGCCATCAGGGCTACGTGCGGATCGATCTGCCAGAAGACCAGCAAGAGGAAGCGCCGGTGGCGATTAATATAGCGCCCCCAGCCAAGCGTATGGGGCGTCCAAGGAAACCGGAAAATGTCAGAAATTGACCCTCGCGAGTTTGGAAAGCTCGAAGCACAAGTGGAAGCACTGAACGTGGAAGTCCACGCCTTGCGTAACGACGTCAAGACCTTGCTGGAGCTGGCTAACAAATCCAAAGGCGGTTTTTGGATGGGGATGACGATCGCCTCGACGTTGGGCGGGATACTGACTTTTGTGGCCGATCGGCTATTTTTTAAGGGGTAATATCATGCCAATGGTTGATGGTAAGAAATATCCGTACACGAAAAAGGGCAAGCAGGAAGCTGCTTCGGCCAAGATTAGCAAACTGCGTAAAGAGGGTTACCCGCAGAAACAAGCCGTGGCTATCGGCTTGAGCATGGCCGGCATGGCCAAGAAAAAGGCCAAGAAATGAAACCCGGCCTGTACGCCAACATAAACGCCAAGCGTAAACGCATCGCTGCCGGTTCGGGCGAGAAGATGCGTAAGCCTGGATCTAAAGGTGCTCCGACTACCGCTGCGTTTAAGGAGTCGGCCAAAACGGCTAAACCGAGGAAAAAATGAAAACTCCAGCTTGGCAAAGAAAGGCCGGTCAAAATGCAAAGGGCGGCTTGAATGCCAAGGGCCGAGAGTCTTATAATGCAGCAACTGGGGGCAACCTCAAAGCGCCGGTAAAATCCGGCGACAACCCACGACGAGCTTCTTTTCTCGCCAGGATGGGCAATATGCCCGGTCCCGAGCGTAAAGACGGTCAGCCTACTCGGCTTTTGCTGTCTTTAAATGCTTGGGGCGCATCATCCAAGGCAGACGCAAAGGCAAAAGCTAAAGCTATATCCGCAAGGAATAAGGCGAAAAGCAAATGACCTACTTAGAACTCGTCAACGATGTCTTGGCCCGCCTGCGGGAGCAGCAGGTGACGACCGTCGGCCTGACTACGTACTCTTCCTTGATCGGCAAATTCGTCAACGACGCCAAACGTCAGATTGAGGACGCCTACGACTGGAACGCGCTAGGCCAAGAGATTACGGTCACTACGTCAGGCAGCGTCTACGAATACTCCATGACCGGTGCCGGTCAAAAATTCCGCGTTACCAGCGACCCTTTAAACGTCACCAGTAACGTCGTTATGCAGGTTATCCCTGTAAGCGACATGCGCCGCAAGCAGTATCTGCAGCCCACGATTACGGCAGTGCCTTCTGAGTATTGCTTTGAGGGTGTGGACAACAACGGCGACGCTAAAGTGCAGCTGTGGGGGCGCCCTAATGGCGTCTACACAATCAAGTTTTTCCTGTCTGTGCCACAAGCCACGCTGTCGTCGGACTCAACGTCTGTCTTGGTGCCGGATGTCTTGGTGACCCAAAACGCCTACGCCAGAGCGCTGGTTGAGCGCGGCGAGGACGGCGGCTTGAATTCCTCCGAAGCCTATGCGCTGTACAAGTCCATGCTGTCGGATTACATCGCGCTGGAAGCTACCCGTTTCCCTGAGATGCAGGAGTTTCTCGCCACATGAGCCAGCCGCTACGCATCGATACGATCTCGGCACCAGGCTTTTACGGCCTGAATACCCAAGATTCGCCGCTTGATTTGAACGCCGGGTTTGCGCTGGTCGCAACCAACTGCGTTATCGATCAGTACGGTCGTGTCGGTGCCCGCGAAGGCTGGTCAAAAGTCAACAGCAGCTCGGGCAACTTGGGCGCTAATGATGTGGGCGTCATCCATGAGCTGGTCGTCGCGGACGGTACGTACACGATCCTGTTCGCCGGTAACAACAAGATATTCAAGCTCGATGGCAGCAATGCCGTTGTCGAGTTGACCTACGGGGGAGGGGGGACCGCCCCGACGATCACGGCCAACAACTGGCAGTGCGCCTCGCTTAACGGCATCACGTATTTCTTCCAGACAGGCCATGACCCGCTGATCTACGACCCAGCGGTCAGCACCACGACCTACCGTCGTGTGAGCGAAAAGACGGGTTATGCAGGCACGGTGCCGTCTGGCAATATCGTCATTTCGGCGTATGGCCGTCTGTGGATTGCTAATACTGCGTCAGATAAGCAAACGCTTACGTTTTCGGATCTGCTGGCAGGGCACATCTATACCGGTGGCACGTCAGGTACGTTGAATGTGAATAACGTTTGGCCTGCTGGACCAGACGAGATCGTTGGCCTGGCTGCGCACAACAACTTTCTGATCATCTTCGGCAAGCGCCAGATACTGGTGTATCAGGGCGCAACGGCACCTGCCACCATGTCGTTGAGTGACACGGTGGTGGGTATTGGCTGCATCGCCCGCGACTCGATCCAAGGCACCGCGACCGACGTCTTTTTCCTGTCCAACAGTGGTGTGCGGTCGTTAATGCGAACGATCCAAGAGAAGTCAGCGCCGTTTAGAGACATCAGCAAAAATGTGCGAAACGACTTGATGGGTATTGTGGCGGGTGAAACGCTGGCAAACATCAAGGCGGTGTACTCCGAAGTCAACGCGTTTTATCTGTTGACCATGCCTACTAATCAGTCGGTGTACGTGTTTGATACGCGAGGCTATTTGCCGGACGGATCTTGCCGGGTGACACAGTGGACATCGATCACACCATCAGCGTTGCTGTCGCGGCGCAATGGCGATTTGTTGTTAGGCCAGACCGGCTACATTGGTAAGTACGGCACGTACCTTGATGATACGGCTGAATATCGTTTTCAGTATTACACCAACCACAGCGACTTGGGCGACCAGAGCGTTACATCCATATTAAAGCGCATTGGTGTGGTTGTAATTGGCGGTACGAATCAAGACTTAACGATTAAATGGGGTTTTGATTTTAACGAAAATTATTTGTCGCAAAATACACAAATCCCATCACAAAGTGTTTCTGAATACGGTGTTGCTGAATACGGCGCTAATGGTGTTCCTGTTGCGGAGTACGCCGATGGTATTGCATTACAAACGTTATACGCGCAAGGCACGGGCTCTGGCCGTATTGTTCAAACTGGCTATGAAGCGGATATCAATTCTTCGGCGCTGTCGATTCAAAAAATTGAGATTCTGTCGAAAAACGGAAGGGTGACATGAGTAACTACGTAAAAAGCACGGATTTCGCCGCCAAAGATGCGCTGGCATCCGGCAATGCGGCCAAGATCGTCAAGGGCACGGAGATCGATACCGAGTTCAATAATATCGCGACAGCTGTTGCGACTAAAGCTGATTTGGCCAGCCCGACATTTACTGGTACACCTGCACTGCCTACCGGTACGACAGCGGTTACGCAGTCGGCGGGAAACAATACAACTGCGATTGCCACTACGGCATTTGTGCAAGCCGCACTTTCGGCGCTGTACCCAGTGGGTTCTATCTATACTAACGCAACCAGCAGCACTAATCCCGGTACGTTGTTAGGGTTTGGCACATGGACTGCGTTCGGTGCTGGGCGTGTCATGGTGGGCTTTGACTCTGGCAACGCGTTGTTTGATACGGCAGAAGAAACGGGCGGTTCCGCTGATGCGATTACCGTAAGCCATACGCATACGGGTTCCACTGCTTCAGCAAATCCAGAGTTTTTAGCGAATATAGTCGCGTTGCGTTCGGCTTCAGTTGGTTTTGCGGTTTCACTCTTGCTAATAAGTTCAGCAAATTTCGTGTTAAATACCTTGTTGTAACCTTCCGAACCTTCAGGAAACCCAGAGTTTTTAGCAAATATTTTTGCGTTGCGTTCGGCTTCGGTTGGTTTTTCTACCTCTTGTTTATCTGCAGTCAGGCGTGTAAGTTCTGTTT